AGCCTCTCTTCTTACAAGTTCTCCTCTTTCTTTCATTCTTTCTATAAGATCAGGATCGTTAAACACTGTATGTGGCATACGTATTTCGATAGGATCAGGAACAGAATTAGGTCTTTGAGAGTCTACAAAACTTTCATCTTTAGGATTAAAATAATAATTTAAAAGCCTACCTAATTCGGTGTCAGGAATCTTTTCAACTATCTGTCCTCCAAAAGCAGAAGCTAAAACACTTCGTGCATATTTAATATGTTCACCGCTAGCTTTATTTCCTTTAACCATTACATCGTGCATCATTTTTATTGTTTGAGGATTAGATAAAATTTGAGTAGCGTATTCAACTTTCTTTTTGTGTGCTACTCTTAAAAATAAATCTCCTGCTATAAATTTAAGACTAACAACTCCTCTGAAGAACGAATACGCTCTAGACAACAATGACGACATAGCTAACGCAGAGCCAATCTCGTCCAAAGGAACATCTGTAACTCTAGAAATACCTATTTTAGCTACTTCATACAATTCTCTAAGTTGTCTGTATTTCTTTTTATTAACAGGTATTTCAGACATACCTGTTCTAACTCTGATATTATCTACAGCATCCCCTAATTTAATAAGACTGTTAGATGCTTTTCCTAAAGATTTAGCCATCTGCACAATATTGATGTCATTAAGTAATCCACTATGAGTAGCAGGTACAAAAGTTTTTCCATCTCCTGCAGCTATCTCAGCCCTAGACATACCTTGTTTTAAATCTCTTTTAGGTGTTAACACAAAAGAGTCAGTATATATTCTATGAATCATAGCTTTTTCTAATGTTTCAAAAATTTGTAATTTCTTTTCATTAGGTAAATCTGATTCATTTACGAATCTAATTACTTGATCCGTAACAGGAGACATATTTTCTTCAACGTTTTCTCCTATTATTTTTCTAAAATCTTCTCCTCTGTTCATATCGTCTAGATTTTTTTCTAAAGCATTAAAAGCATAATCTGCTCGTCCTCTACGTACTGAAGGATAAAATATAGTGCTTTCATCAATCATTTTTGCTATCAAATCATTAGGATTTTTTAAATTATCAACTATGTCAACTAAATCTGAACGTCTACCTACAGTTTCATCAATAACTTTTGAAACACTATTTACAAGAACAGTTAACTGAGAAGATAATTCTTTTTGAACATCGTCAGAAATTGCTGTTCTTATACCTTCTCTTTGATCAATAAGTTTTTGTAGTCCCATAAATTGATCATTAGTTATCATTTTTGCTTTTTGCATTGAGGCTATTTGTTCTTTTGTCATCCTATTTACAAAACCTCTAGCAAAAGCAGGAAAATCATTATTAAGTACTCTACCAATAGTTATTTGAAATAATTCACGTGCTTCATTTCTATCAGCCTTATTATGAAACATTCTGTTAAAAGTCTTAACCATAACTTCATCGTTTTGAAATTTGGTGAATAATGCAAACATATGTTTAACTTCTAATGTGTCTTCGTAATCGGCATCTCTTTTGTAAACACTGTTGTATGCTTTAGCACCTGAATGTGATTTAAACGGAAGCATCCTTTTTTTGTATAAGTCCTTAGCTTTTTCATACAGTCTCTTAACATCAGGTACATCCAAATCTTTAAAGTGTTGGTCTAACACATCATCTACTTGATCAATTATCTCTGAAACATTGTGTCCTTCAGCCGTGCCTTGTTTATTCATTAACTTTTCGTACAAGCTACTTCTATAAGCAACTAAATCTGACATCATGAATTTAGGAGGTATAATGTCATTTATTAGCTGAAAGGTAGCTGAATCGTCTGTGGTAATATCTTCCAATATCTCTTTAAGTTTTTGTGTTCTAGCGTTTCCAGTAAAGTCTTTTAGTTGATTTTCTAAAATTTCAAAATCAATAAGAGCGTTTTTGTTAGTCGTAAAAGATACGCCTGTTTCGTTTTTATTTCTTAATATACTATATGCTTCTTCTAAATCTTCTGCATCCATACGCGCTAAAGTATTACTACGAGCATTACTGAGAAGATTAGCTTGTGTTTTAGCGAATCTACCAGCTTTAGTTCCTTTAGCTGTTAAAGGAGAAATTATTTCTTCAAATTTTATATCTGCAGCAAAGTCTACCAATCGTGAAACATCAACAAGTGAATCATATTGATAAAAAGATTTGTAAGCTAAATCTACTATTTTTTTAGCAGATTTAAAAGCTGACACAAACACGTTATTAATTCTCTTATCTATTTTATCTCTATTTCTAATAATTTGTTCAGCTGTTAATTCACTTCCTCTTCCAAAATTTTTATCATAGAAAAATAATTCGTCTGCTACATCCCTAATTTCATTCATTCTAGTAATATTTACAAACGTAGATTTAGGATCAGATATTTCTTTTAAACGAATTGTCATATCATCGCCTACGCTTACTTGTTGATCTATCTGTTTTCTCAAATTTAATAACAGTTGATCGTATTCGTTTTGAGGAATGTTTATATTTTTATCACCTAACATTTTTGCAAATTCATTTTGAAATATTTTTATTTGATCGTTTAACACATCTTGAGCCGCTTCAATATCTGTTAATTTACCCAAATTAATTCTATTTCTTTCAAATAATTTTAGATTTCCCCCTTCAAGAGCGGCTTTAATCACAGCTTGTTGAATACCAAGACCTGTTGCCTGATACATAAAAAATTGTAGTTTTTCACCGTCTGGACCAGAATACTTTTTACTAAATTCTTCAATCATTTCTATAGATTTTCTCAAAGGTTCTTGATATTCTGGAGGAAGAGATTTTAATCCTGATGCTATATCTTCCATGTATTTTATAGCTGCATCGCCGTCTATAGCCATTCTCAGTTTTAACTCATCTGGTGACAATTTTAACACATTTTCTAAAGACATTCCGCTACCAAAAGCTACCATCTTAGTCATAAATTTTCCTGCATTTTCTCCTCTAGCTTTTCTTCCTGTTAAAAGACCTATAGCACCTAATGTTAAACCGAATGTAAGGTTAATAGGCATCCTTGCCATTTGTGTTGCAGAACCCATTAAAGCCCCCGGTATAGCAAAGGCTACGGTTAAATCTCTATATTTAGTATCTTTAAATAACGAATCACCTACTTGCCAAGCAGCACCTGCTCCAACAGATGTATTTAGTGTTCCAGCTGTTCTATTTATACTTTCAAAAACGTAATTTTTACTAGCCTTACCCAAACCAGCAGTTATGCTTTCTGAAGTAGACATAGCATTTCTAACCAACTTAGGAGTTTTAATTAACATTGAAACACCAGATATAAAGGGAACAATCGGTGCCGCTATCATTCCTACTTTGTATAACATTTCTGTAAAGAAATCTCTTTGAAATTCAGGAACTTGATATTCTCTTTGAAGGTAATCGTTAGCAGCTTTAGCTTCATTTCTTACAAAATCTTTTACGCTCTTTCCATATCCTTTATGAATAAAATTAACAACATTGTTATCAAGAGGGTCTATAATAGGTGGTTTAAACATATCTAAAGCTGTCGTTTCAAATACATTTCTTTCAAGAGTACTTAATAGTCCATCTATAGCCCTTGCTCCTGCGTTGTATACAAGTCCACCTGCTACTGAAAGATACTGAGGAACACCTACTACACCGGCATATGCTAAATCTGGTAAAAAACCAAGTGTTCCTTCTGCAGCCCCTGCAATAGTTCTGTCTCTTAAATTACGCACATAACTATCTGGAAGATACGTTTCACCTAATTCATCTATTTCTTTTTTCATAAAATCAGGATCAAGAAGTTCACCTGTTTCTGGATTAAAACGTCCGCCTTCCATTGGTGGTGGAAAAGGACGTTCTGTTGCAGCCTCTACAATACTTTCATCATCAGACAACGCAACTATTGGTGGTCTAGGTGAACCAGATTGAGAAACGTTAGCTGAATCAATCAATTCTTGCCTTCTTCTTTCAAAATCGTATTCTGTGCCATCACCAGTTTCAAGCGATTCTCTTGCTTCATTTGATTGACGTATAAGATCACCTGCGCGTTGATACACATCAGCAAGATAGTCTGGACCACGCCCAGTCATAAGTTCAAGAGCATCTTCATCATCTTCTAATTCTTCTCTTGCTGCCATATCTGCATAAGTTTCTTCGTACCTAGCTTCGACATCTGCAGGAATATTTGGTTTTGAATTGGGTTGTATTTTTAATCTGTTAAGTTGTTCTGAAATATCCATTTTAAAACCTATTATCTTGGGAAATTCTGTTTAAGATCAGAGAATATACTTCTTACAAAACTATAATAAATTTCTTTAGCATCATACTCAGCTTGTGTTTTTGAAGATACAGTTTTACCATCTTTTGATTGTGTCACTCTTTCATCTCCCTCTAAAGCTATGTTGACTATAGAACGTAAATTATTTACAGGAAGTTTTCCGTCTCTTGTATAAGATGGTTGAAGTCTTTTCATTAAAACACCATCATTTGTTTGATCATCCACTTCTATAAGATGAAATGGACTATCAAATTTTCTATGAAGATCAATAATGATATCACTCAAATCTTGTTGAGTGTCAGACAACCCAACACTTTCTGGTGTTAAAGGATTCTCAGGAAATTTTTTATTATACGCTGTTTTTATCCTTCTTCTATAACCTTCTAAATAATAATATAGACGTTTTTCTTCTTTTACAGCATCTCTATTACTAACTATTTTAAAATTATAATTTGCTGTTCTATTAGTTTCTTTACCATCTTTATCTCTAAGAGTGAAACTTTGTGTTGTAGGAGCTATAGGTCTTTTAGTAAGATTGCTACCTATAAGACTTTGAATTGCTATAGGACGATTAATTCGAGTTTGATCTGGTTTTGGCGCAGCTGCACTTTGTTGACCCACTTCGCTATCAAGTCCAATCACTTTCTTACTTTGCCTATCTCGACGTAGTTGATCTTGTTGTTCAAGCACTTTAAACATAGCAGCAGCTTCTGCTTGTTTACCTGTATTATTTAAAGCTATAAGTTGTGCATTAGCTTCCTGTTCGATTTCAATTTGATTTTTGATGTCATTCATCACACCAATTAAACCCGGGCCAGATGTGGTAAATAAAGAACGTAAGTTATTTGCAAAGTCAGCGTCAGAGATAGTTCTTGCACTCCCTTCACCACCTTGAGAGATGGCTGCAAAAGTATAAGCTAATTGTATTTTACTAAAAGATAATTGAGCAGCTGCTTGTGCTTTTAGAAAAGCAACGCTGTTAGGTTTATCTTTAAATTGCTCAACTATTTTTAATTGTTTTTTATAATTTTCTTCTTCTTCTTTTAATGGTTTGTAATTAGAGAAGCTTTCTCCTTGAAGTTTTTGTTGAACAACTCTATCTGCGTTTTCAAATTGACCATCTGTATAATTAATTTGCATTTTTATCTTCATGTCGTTTAAATTTTTAATGGTAAACACTTCACCAGTAAGTTTAGCTATACCTTCTAAGTTAGCCATCATACTTTCTATGAAACTTGCAGTTTCAGACGGTGCTGTTGAAACAAGTACAGCCCCTTTTTGTCTTAAAAATTTTAACTCCTCTTCATTTAACTTATTTAAAATATCTATTCCGGTATTTCTGATCTGTGTTCCAGTAATAGTTCTGCCTTCTATTTGTGCTGTGCTATCTTCAGGAATATTTGCTAGTATCTTATCTAATATGTTTTTAAAAGCACTACTGTTTTCAAAAGTGTCACCTTTTGCACTTCTATCTGCTAATTCAACAAGACCCATAGTTTCGTAAACAGTGTTTATTCTGTTAACTTGTCGCATGGTGTTAGATAAAACTCCTGCAGTTTTAATAAGCTTTGCCGTGGTAGTTTTTTCTAATCGCAACGTTTCATCTGAAGGAGGTTTCGGTGATTTTTTCCTTTTATAATAATTACCATCTGGTGATCTAACAGTTATTATTTCTTCTTTTGGAACACGAAATTGTTTAAATGCTTCACCCACAACTCTCATTAAACTTACACCTTCTAGTTTTTCTCTAGCGTCAGGTGTCATATTTCCAAATGATTCAACTAAATCTTCAGCATATTGAACGTTTTGTGGACTACCAATAAAACGTTTAGTTAATCCAAGTATACTTCTCAATCCATGTTTTTTAATTTTAATCGAACCGTCAGCTGAAGCATTAATTACGCTGTGATTGTATGCTGCTCCCTTATTCTTTTCAATATCTGCACTTAAAAAAGTAACAACATCGTCAGAAGCTTTATTTATAATTTCAGGTGTTGTTGAAACAGTGTTAGGAGAATTATGTTCTCTTTCGGTTGTAAGAACATAGTCTTTAGGTTTTAAATTCGGTGCGCCAAATATACTAAATTTTTTAATTTGATCTAAAACTTCATTTATTTTCTGTGGGTCTTTAGACCCAATTTGATCAGCAAAAGGTAGAAATACTCTTTTTAATTCTTCATCATCTGTAAATATGTTTTGAAAACTTAAAGTACCTTCTTGTCTTCGTGTGTCAAGAGGTGTATACATTGTCTTTATAAGCTGATTAACTTTACTCATATCTGCATTGTCTAATCCACCATAAAAATTTATAAGTTTTGTCAAACCACGTTTATTATGCTCTATTACATTTGCTATAGTATCTTCATTGATTTCTATATCACTTCCTCCATATATAGTTTTAAGATAATTTATAGCAGAGAGATGTGTAAAAATATCTTGACCATCTTTACTTAACACAGAATAGTTACCTGCTTCATTAGCTTGCCTTACTTCTGTTATATTACTAGCTCTTCTAGTTGCATTTTTTTCATAAGTAACAGCATCAGCATAAATAGGAGTTAAGTTATCAACATCCATGAGTCTCATAGCGTCTAAAGAGTAACCTTTATCGGAAAAATCTTTGCTTGTTGCATAACCAGTAGCTAATATTTTCTGTAAAAATTTTGAAGCAGAATCATCTGTTTTTTTACTAGCCCTAAGTCGTGCGTCTAGTTCATCTGCTCTTTGTGCGCCAGCAGCAATACCTCCCATTATGTTTAGAAAACCCATTACACTTCCTCCATCGGTCTAGAAATAAATCCTTCTGACATAGGTGACTCATTTTCCATCATCATGTTTTCTTCTTCAGGCATCATTTCATCTTCTATATCTGTCTCTTTATTATTAAATCTTTTATCAAATTTATCAGGATTAACTCTACTTAATAAATCTATGTGTTGACCATCACCAAGACCCTGTGGTGGTGCAGTATCTAACACATTAATGTCTTCTATACCCATATTGTCTCCTATTCCTACTATTTCTAGAATGAGAGCGGGTTTAACTATTTCTGCAACGTCTACATCAAACAGACCTTCTGCTACTCCTCCTAACACATACGAGGATGCTAACATCTCTGCAGATATTCCAATATCTAATAGTTTACCTATTGTAGACCTAGCTTGTGGTGCCATCATTGTTTCAAGTAGAGCGTCTGTTGCTTGTAACGGATCAACTGTCATAGGTGGTTTTTCGTAAGGAAATTGACCGGGATTAGATGTTAGTGACTGACCGGGAATAGCTGCACCTAACACATCAGGTTCAAAATCACTCTTTGCTAATTGACTCATTTTTCTCATTATGTTTTCCTTAACCTATGGCTGTGGGACTTTTAGTATATCTAGGTGCTTGATCTGATATAGCTTCTGATAAATCAGGTATTGTTGACATTCCATTTTTTCTTAATTGATTATTATAATGATTTACAGCCGAAGGTAAATGTAGTTCAGCCGCTCTCCTTATAGGTATTTTAGAACGTTCTATATATGCTTCTCTTTCATCTCTTTTTCTATCGGTACTAGTCCTTAATGCAGCAACTATGTTTTTTGTGCGTTCGCTCATAGCTCTTTGTCTGCTTAATCTTTTTATAGTTTTTACATCTTGTCTTGTTTCTCCAATTGCTTGACCAATAGCTTTCGTTTGTCTTGAAGAAGATGATGATTTACCGCCTGAAAACAAGTCACTTATAAAACCACCACTGTCTACATCATCCATGCCTTGATCATCACCAAATAAAAAATCACTGCCAGCTTCTATTGCATAGTTTATTGCTGGTCCGATTATTGGAATATTATTTAAAAAATCCATCTTTATATTTCCTTAACTAAAAAAAGGTAGTTTACCTATCGTGTTACTTACAAGATTACCTGCAGCTGTAGACAATGAATCGTTAAGAAGTGATCCAATGTAACTACCAATTTGTTGTTCAGCGTTAGCGTCTATTTCCATATCAAACATTTCTTTAGAAAAAGAATTTTGTATTGTTGTAAGAGCTAATTGTTGTGCACGTTGCGCTGCATTTTCTGTAGATAGAAAAGCATAATGAATGTCGTCACGATACTTTTGCCAAAGATTAGCTTGTGCCGCAGTAGTTATACCAAGTATAGCAGCAGCATTCAATTTATTTGCGGCATTTTGTTCTGCAGTGTTAGCTGTATTAATAGACCTTCGCCACACAACATTTGACTGTTCTATTTGTTGTTGCATTTGAGAGTTAAATTTGTCTCTAGAATCTTGCAACTTAGCATTGTACTTTGCGATAGAGTTTGTTTGATCTACATTAAACTGATCCATAGCGGCTTGTCTGTTAGCATTGTTTGTTTCAACAGTTGCACCTAGTTGATCGTAGAACTGATTGACTTGATTTTGTGTCGTAGCATTAAATTGTTTAGCAGCGTTCGCTGCAGCTTGATCTGTAAACAGTGACTGAACTTTACTTTGATATGTAAGTGTTTCTGTAGCCTGTCTGTTGGTAAGATTTGCCATATCCATCTGAAGAAAAGACTGTGCATTTTGCTGTGCTGCTTTCATTCGATTGTCAAGGTTCTGACGGTCCATAGCAGCAATAGTTGCAGCGTTGGCTAGAGCAGTTTGTTGTTCGTTATTCAGATTTTGTAATTGTATTGTTGCATACGCTTGTGCATCAGACTGAGCTATTGGAATACTGCTTTCCAACATAGCTTGAACCATAGCTGCAGCTGCCATTGATGAGGAGCCAAGTCCTCTAGCGTTCATTATGCCTCTAGCTTTACGTACTGCTGGTGACATGTAAGGTGGTAGTTCTGCACCAGAATCAAGCGAAGCCATAAGCTGTTCTACTTGATATTTAGTTGTAGCTTCTGCAGCAAGTGTTTGTGTTTTTGCTTCAGCTAGGCTACCTCGTTCAAACATCTCAGCTTTAGTTCGTTCGTCAACAACCTGATTAGGATCAATAATAGCACCTTCTGAAACTTCTCCTTGCTGTGCTGTGGTTGTTGGTAGATTACTTTGTGTTCTCTCTATATTTTCAATAGTAACAGCATCTGGTGAGGTAGGACTGTCAACCATAGATGCGTCTTGCACTTGCGCGGCTGTAGCCGCTGCACCCGTAGCCGTCAAATCTGTTGGTCCGGTTAACAATTCATCAGTCTGAACAGTTTGATCTGTCGGTGTATATGCACCTGCACCAAGATCAACACCACTAGTAATATCTGTTGGACCTGCTTCCGTTCCCGGTGTAATAGCACCGACTGCTTGCTGACCCATAATATCAATAATAGGTTTGTTTAAACCTTCAACTGTGGTTATGTCGTCAGTGTCAGGAAGTGCAACATCCGTGTCTGCAGGTATCGCTTCATCAAGTTCAGTATCAGTATCTGTAGATGTAGGTGTAGGATCACCGGGATTTATTGGACTTGTCATATTACTCTACCTCTGTTCAGATTTCACAGACGGATGCGAACCGTTGTGCATGTGATATAGATTATCTAAATTTTTGTGTACTACTCTCATTTCAGTCCTCAATTCTGATATTTCTCTGTGACTTGCTTCTAACTTTGCTGGAGATAGAATAGTAGAGAATACTTTGTTTTGATGTTTGATTACTGCACGATCTGCATCTGCCTGATCAATGCGCGTATTGATATCGTTTAGTGTCTTCTCCATCTCCGCTATGTCCTGAATGACTCTAGACAGTTGAGACTTTACTACAGCAAACGCACCGGCTAGTGAGGCAAGTAGTGTACCAAACTGTACAAGTTCTCTAATACCAAACTCCATACTACGTTACCGCTGGTCCACTAGTTGCTGCCCACCAAAGAAACCAACCAATACCGCCAGCAATAACTATAACAGCTAGGCCTTTTGCAATTTCAATTAGTATTACTTTTCTTCGCTCTGCACGTTCTTCTGCTTCTATCTTTTCTAGTCTTTCACGTTCTTTCTTATCAGCAATTCTTTTATCACGTTCTTTTAATATTAATTCCCAAGTAGTTTTCTCACCCGGTTTAGAAGGCCATTTTGAGTTAATCTCTGCTTTAAGGTCATCAAGTTGTTGTTGTAGTTGTTTTTCTTCTATAACAGCTGCAGCAGCAGATGACATTGACGTTTCTGAGCCATCGTCCTTAGCTCGTTTTTGCAGTATGCTTTTATTCTTTTTACCTATTGAATTACCGGGTTTATGATCTTTATTCTTTTCATGTTGTTCTTTTGCTTGAAACAATCCATCTAGACCATGAGCAATATCTTGAACACCTTTAGCAGATTTTACTAGAGTCTTAGTAGCTGCAATTGCAGCGGCTATAGTAATTGGGTCCATAGTACTACCTCGCTCTAGCTTGTGCTACGCCAACACCACCGAAGGGGCGAAGACCCCACGCCCACACTAACATAGGATCATCAGCACCGATGCCGAAAGCCCCTCCAGCACTAGGACGCATCTTGTATCCATTGGCAGTTACATCTCCAATCGTGATGCCGCTAGAACCTTTTTCTCCATTGCTCCAGTTATAACGAATATCGGTAGGATTGCTGTTGCCGTTCGTGGAATAGTTTGTAAATGTCGGAAAGAAATCGTTGGAATTGGAAGCATCAATGTTGCGCCATGCGACTAGGGACGCTGATGCTGATCCACCAAGATGTACATAAGGACCATTACTAGAACCGTTATGGGCATACCCGGTAAACGCGCTGAACCCGTCGATTTGCTTCCATACAATGACTCGATAGGTGCCAGACGCGAAGCTAGTACTTAGTGTTACGTTGGTATCATCTACCGTTACAAGTTCGCTGGTTGTCGCTTCTTGCACGTTAAAGCGGATATTAGCCGAAGACATATTTGGATGTGACACATACCAATCTCCTGTGCTATCTGATCGTTTCGCAACAGCCGATTTTGCACCACTCCCTAGACCATGGGCTTGATTTGTTGCCGAACTGTTATTATGGCTAATCTCTGCTGTGTAGCACCCATAAGTTGAACCTACGCGCCAAGACCATGCGGAGTAGTTTACGCCTGACGCTAGGCTTAACTCTGAACCTGCGGCGGCGTTTGTATTGAAGTGCATTGAATTACCACTATCATCAGAAAACCTAACATCGTAATCTTCATTGGTTCCATCCTCACGTTTATATACGTCGATGAAGCTGCTCCACCCTGTACGTGCGTTGGCTAGGCTGGCTTCGATGGTATTCCCGTTTTCTAATGTGATTAGCGCAAACCCATCATCAGGGTTCTTAATAGTCGGAGCCGACCTATTCGCCGTCATAAGACGTTTCATGTTAGTCGGTGGTGTGTAAGTAAATGCTGTAGCACCCC